TTTCGATGAACCGGACTGGTTACCGGGCTCGAAGCTTCAATACTGCCGGACTATATTTTCAGATCGTTACTTCGCTGCTTTCTCCCAATCAACCGTGTCGAAATTCAATCCATGCAGGAACATTTTTTCGCCTGGCGCTATATTCATGGTTTTGCGATTCAAGCGTATGGGCTGGATATTTTCAAAAAGAAGTTTCTCGGCATGTTCCCATGCCTGTTCTGAAAGAACAACGTCGTATTTCCCCTTCATGGCGAATCTCATGATGTAAGCGCACAAGTGCATGTCGTGTGAAACATAGTTGTATCTCGGCTCATCCGCAGGCATCGGAATCAATTCCGCATCGTGCCGATAGACCATTCCAACGTGAATGACGATATGAAAAAGAAAGTGCCTTAAACGGTTAGCGTCTTCCTGTGAGAAATCTGGATCGTCAGGACAATGAGTGCTCATGTGGCATTCCTGAAGTTCTTTTGCGCAGCGCAACGCCCTCTGAATATTGCGCGATGTATTTTTTCCTTTGAATATAACGAAAGCCCCGTCGCCTCCGATTCTGCTTGCCAGAACCGTCTCCATATCCGGCCCGAGTCTTTTTTTCCATCCGGCAATCAGCTCGAACAAACGATTCTGCATTGCGAATGATCCCTGTATCCCTTTGCGGTCGCCGTCTTCATGCAGTTGCCGCAACGTCTCATAGTAATACGCGAAGTCAAAGCACAGAATCGCGCATCCGTCGAATGTTTTGAAATACTTTGAATGTTTCAACATGTGTTCGCTCTCCAGTTCTCCTACATTATGCCACCGAACACATCCGGTGTGTAAGCCCCAAGCACGGGAATTTCATTCGCGGAGATAATGACATTGCCGACGCCTGTTACATCGCGGGAAAGAACCGTCAGGTTCACATACCGAACTCCCTCGATAGCATCTACAGCTGATACGAGATCACTTGTGAACACACACTGCCCGAAATCCACGTTCGGGAAGGAAAAGAATTTCTGAACCGTCTCGCTCACGATGTTTACGATATCGAGACGCATGTAATTCTCTTTCACCGCGACTTCGAGGGAGACGTTCACAGGCACATAGACAGGATCGAATACAACAGTGGTTGCCGTCAACATCTCGCGGTCGCCGAAATATTCCTCGACCATGTTTTTGAGTTCCTCGGTCGGCAGTCCGCCGCCTTCAGGGGCGATGTAAAGATTCACCTGTCCCCAGTACGCCGCCTGTCCCGGAGGAGCGCACAAAACCGTCGCCTTTGCGACTCCCGGCAGCGATTCCGCCAGTGTTTTGTAATCCTCGGCGGTCACGGCACGCCACAGCGTGCGGAGCATCCTCGGGGCCATGCGCTTGATGCTCTCGACAGTTTCACGATCAACGCCACCTATCGCCTGAACCGGATTCGTCACGGAAGACACCTCGGAGATGTTCGAGACCATCCGGTTGATCTTGTTCGCGCCTACGTTCCCATGCGAGCCGCCACCGACCCGGTAAACAGCCCGGACGTTGTTCATGCCAGGCGCTGGGGTTTTCCCGTTCTGGTTGTCGCCGAAGTTCACGGTCACGATGTCGCTTTCATCAATATCGATCTCGCAGTGTTTTTCGAACGGCTTGCTGTCGAGAAGCGACGGCACGAGTGTCCAGCGTTCTTCGATGCCGTTCTCCGTGACATATACTTCGAGCGAGCACGTTCCGTCCGGCGCGTAGGAGAGCGGCTTGAAACTGAGTTCAAAGAATTGCGCCGGAAGCCCCGTGCTGCTTCCGAGGATTTCCCGTTTTGTTTCCCCCTCGATAGCGGCGACCATGCCGGTAGTCTGTCCCGCCGGAATCGTGAGGTCTTTCATCGTTTCAAACACATAGCTTTCCTCGCCGCCGGTCGGCTGTGTGGAAACCTGCGTGCCCTCCGGGATCACCAGATCAATCGACTGCGGTGTTATCGTAAACATGAGATCGGTAACAGCCGAAACAGCGGGCGCCGGGGTGTAATCGATCATCTTCGCAAGGTTCAGAACGGACTTCCGGAGAACGGCGGTCTGGATGTAAGCCTCGTTTGCAATCACGTCACACCGGTAAGACAGCGCGTCCAGGACAAAAGAAACGAGTTCAAGGATGACCATCCCCTGATCCGATGGAGAATAATCCGTCCATTCCGGCGTAAGCTGCGGAATCTTATCCACCATGTCGGACAGGAAAGAAAGCCAGTCCTGACTGGTGTAGTCGATCTGCTTCGAGAAATTTATCAGACGGCTGACGTCGAGTTCCGGCATTTTTACGATTCCTTCTTCATCGGTATTTTCATTTCCTCTGTCTCGCGTGTGACTTTGATACGGACGTCGAGATTGATTTCGGCCTCGAGGTCTTCTATCCTGGCGATTTCCACCTTCTGGAGGTCAACACGCTTTTCCCACCGGAGTATCTGCTGGCCGATGTTGTGCGTGGCGATCCTGATACCGGAGTTGGACTGCGGCGAAAAAACCAGGTTGTCAGCATCGGCTCCGAATTCCGGTCTCATGACCCTTTCGCCCCGGCGCGTTCCGATAATCTGACGGATGCTCTCGAGGATGTGCGCTGGATTGCCGGTTTCGACAGTGCTGGTGGAAACAGCGCCGACGCCGTTGAAGCGGAACGGAAAGCTGACCCCACGGAATCCTTGGCTCATATCGATACCTCGAACAAATCCTGGAGCCGCGCGGACTGCGCCTGCATGTCCGTGGCTTCCTCGATCTTCGACTGCGCCTCGGCGATTTCACCATCGAGCTTCGAAGTGTCGATCATGGACAGGGGATCGAGATTCGTGTCGATGGAAGCGACCGTGTTGATCGTTCCCAAAATGTCAGGATCAAGAGCGCATCCGGGGAACTGGGATTGAAAGTCCGCGATTTTGCTCTGAACTTCCTGCGCCTTGGCCTTGAGCGCATCGGCCTTCTGTTTGATTTCACCGAGATTGAGACCGCCGAGTCCGTCCATCCGGCCCGCGGGCAATCCGACCCTTTGTTTGAAGGACTGTATGCCCGCGCTGACAACCGACTTGGTATCCTGGAGCTTCTGCGCCTGTCCGAGCGCTTTCTGCGCGAGCCCCATCGGCGAACTGTCGGTTGCATCTTTCAGCACGTCGCCGAGTTTGGATTTCAACTCGTCTCCGATGAAATCCTTTAAGTTGTCAGTGCAAGAACTCATGTGATCACCCGATTTTTACCTTTGAAGATCCCTGTCCAACCTTGCCGGAGGACAGGCCATGCGAATGGGGCGCGGAACCGCCAGCCGTTTCCGTCGCGGCTGCCAGCGGATCATCCGTGCGCGCCGCCGCTTTCGAACCACTCGCGATGTTTACATCGCCGGAAGATTTCGCCAGCTTCAGTGCACCGGCCACATCCCAGTCACCGCTTCCCATGACTGATACGTTGTGATTGCCGCCGACCGTCTCCTCGCGGTTGCTTTTGCAGCCGATATAAAGATTCTCACCGGCGAGAAGGGACAGATCTTTCGCGGATGCGATGTAAACGTCGCCTTTTTCCGCGTCCATGAGAACCGCGCTTCCCGCGCCGTCCTGCATGAGGATGCGGCGTTTGCCGGATGTGGCATCGAGCAAAAAGCGGTTGTCACCCGCGTCTTTCATGTATATTTTTTCTTTCCCGTCTTCGGAGCGGATCAGGATGTGCTGTCCCTTGCGGTCGGTGATTTTTATTTTCGTCTGTCCGTCCGTGTCATCGAGTTCGATGCGGTGCCCGGATTTGGTCTGCCATGCGTGATTGTCGGGCACTTCACGTTTGTCTTCGCCGGTCTCGGCCTCGTCCCACGGACCGGAAGATTCCTTTTCCTTTTTATGAGTCACGTCCGCCGCCTCGGTCTTGTCTTCCGGGGCAGCCCACCAGACTCCGACCCAGACGGGCCGGTTCGCGTCACCTTGCTCGAACTCGAGCCAGACGGACGATCCCTTCTTTGGGATGGAAAAGAACCCGGTGCCGGAATCACCGCCGTAAGGAACACAGGGGAGCGCCCAGTCCAGGACTTCGTCACCGAACACCTGCGGGCACTTGCATTTCAGGCGTCCCCGTTGTTCCGGGTCCTTGTTGTCATCGACAATCCCGCGATATTTCCCGACAAATGATGGCATATCACATCTCCGAAAAGTTATCGCCATTGAGAGGCGTGTTATTTGTCTTCATCTTGTCCGTCTCGAACCCGCCGCCTGTTTCAGTTCCGCCGCCGGAATTTCCGACCGCGTTCCGGGTGAGTTCGAGTGTGCTCTGGCACCCGTCCTGCGAGACTTTCAGCGTGTGCGTTTTCACGATCCATTCCCCCGAGAAAACCGGTCCGACGCCGAGAACCGAAATCTTGTCTCCGGCGTTTATCTGCGGGAAACCCCGCACGAGCGTGAGCGAACCCTCCATCGCTTTTTCATTCCTGTAATGTTTCGCACCCGAAGCGGCGTCGAGACCCTCCTGCGTATCCGGCAGCGCACCGCCGATCTCGTTGTCCTTCAAAAAATGAGTGGTCTCGACTTCGCTTTTGCCGCCACCCGTTCCCACGCCGGAAATCGCGCCGCCTTTCGGGGCCTGGGGGATAGAGTCCCCATCCGGTATGCCGTGCGGTTCAACAGGCTGCATCTCAGAATTCCTCACAAGTTTCTTTCCGGCCTAATAAAGTGTTTCGGCGGTTCCACGGTTTACCGTGCCGCTGTCACTGATTCCCTGCGGCTTGGCGACGCTCGATTCGGATTTCGTTTTCACGGTTTCCTTGGATTTGTTGTTTATCGTCGCGCCCTCGATGTCTTTGCCCGTCTCATCGCTCGTGTACCGGGGAGAAAAACTTTTTACCGTGTGGTTTCCGATGCGGTAATCGAAAACCGCGACAGGTGACTGATCGTCGAGGTCCGGCGCTTTCTTGAACTGCATCGAATTTCCTTTTACCCGAAAGGTGAAGTTTTCTTTTCGCGCCATCTTGCGAAGGAAATCCACATCCGATTCCCCGGCCTGAGATTCCTGTTCGACAATCTCTTTTGTTTCATCCACGTCGGGCGTCCAGCCGTGTTTCCCGGCGATCTTTTTTGCAATCTCGGATCGTTTCATCTTTTTCCATGATTTGTTCACCTGGCCCTCATGCCCCTTTTTAGACTTTGCCGAACATTCAATCGAGAGTGTCGGCAGCCCCGATTCCGGGAACTGCGGTGTGAGACCAGATACCTCGCCGATGAACTCCTTTGTCTTTCCCATGAAGTAACCCGCCACGATTCTCACCGACATGCCTTTCGATGCCAGCTTCTGAAACCGAAAGAACGGATCATTCACCGTAACAGTCGCCGTATCCTTTTCCTCAATCTCGTCTTTGATTTCGACATCTGTCACAAGAGACAACTCTTCTGGCGAGAGCGTATGCGAGCCGAGCGTGATCTCGAAGTACGGCGATGCGAAAGATGCTGATGTGACATTTACGACGGCCATTTCATTACCTCTGCGGAACCGGCGGTATCCACAACTGTTTTCCGACCGGCAGATCGAGCGCATCAAAGCCGGGATTCTTGTCGAGGATGTACCACCAGTAATCGGGCGTTCCGTAATATTGGTAACTGATGTTGTCTATCCGGTCGGTCTCGGTCACGGTGTGCAGGATGCTCCCGTTCGGCACGGCGCGGTTTATCTCCCGAAACGTAAGTGTGTTCCTCACAAAATCGCGGAATCGCCTCGTGTAGACGAACACTTTCTCGTATCTTGAACCTTCAAAAACACTCATCATTTACCTCGACAGCATCTGGCGGCGCGTCTGGTGCATCCTCTGACTGGTTGCGTTTTTCCACAAATCAAGAGTAAAAGTTATCTGTGCTTTCACATAAACAGGCTCCATCCGCACATTGAACCGTTCTTCCGTGAACTGAATCTGCGAAACGTATCCCTCCCAGATGCGGGGCCCGATGCCAAGAAGCGCACGTGGCGGCGGCACAAACTGCGCATTCGTCAGGTCGTTTGTGTCCGGATATGTAAACGCTTCAAGAACCGCGATCTCACCCAGCACACCGCCTTCACCGGCTCTGGTCCCGATGGCGTCGAGAACAAGCTCGAACGTCACGTTCCGCTCACCGCCGCCGGTATATTGCACAAACGCGCCCGGCGCGCCGGGTGACATGCTCGTGTTGTATGTCGCCTGTTCCTGACGCTGGAGCTGCGCCGGGTTCACGGAGAACTCCAGGACGACACCGCTCTCCGCTGAGTAGAGGAATCCCTTGTCCGGCGTCGGTATCGAGCTGATTGTTCCGTTCATGGTTTTGCCCCCGACAAAGACGGATTAAAATCGTTCGAGAAACCAGCCTCGCGTTTCCGTTTCCGGAGATACTCAATTTTGCGGATTATCAGTTCCGCGAGTTCTTCGACGGACTGCCTGTCGATCTCTTTCACATTCGGCAGGCTGATATGAATCTGGGGAGAGAAGTGCTGTGTTACGTTGCCCGCGCTGGTTGCGCCGGAGATTCCGCTTGCAGGGATTCTATCCGCAAAACTGACGATCTTCTGGACGGCGGGCGCCGGGGTGATGACCTCGCCCTCGTGGAGCGTCGCGGAAACACTGCCTGTCCTCGCAACGTATCCGCCGGTGGCATAAGCCTCGCCTTTTTTCGACGGCGCGGGGATATTGATCCCGATATAACTGAGAGCCGTCCGAAGCCAGTCAGGAATAAGGCCGAGCAGCTTGTTCTTGATCGTTGCGATGGCCCCGCTGACTTTTTCCACGATCCAGTTCCACACACCCGCGACGGCTGTTTTCAAGCCTTCCCACAGTCCGGTGATAAATGCGATCACGGCCTGCACGCGGGTCTGGATGCCCATGATAACGGAAGAGACAGTCGCGGATATGGAATTCCACACGGCGGCGACCGCGCCCCGGAACTGCTGCCAGCGCATCTGGATGGCGGAAACGACATTCATCACGATATTCCGGATCGTGTTGATTACCCAGGAGACGGCATTCTGTATGGACTGCCAGATAAATATCACGGCCATTTTGAGGGCTTCCCAGCGCATCCTGATCCAGTTCACCACGCCCGTGATCCAAGCGACAATCGCCGCGCCCACGCCGCGAAGGAACGCCATGATCTGGTCCCAGTTCTGGATGATGAGGCCGACGAGAAGTCCGAGACCGCCGGTGAAAACGCCGAGGATGTACGGCCACCACTTTATAATGAAAGCCTTGAGCCAGGCCCACGCGCGGGAAAACGCGTCAACGACCGCCTGATAAATGCCCACAAAAAATGCCTTTATCTTTTCCACCACGCCCCTGATCCATTCAACAACCGCGCTCCACACACGCTGCACGACCTCTTTCACCTTGTCCCAGTTTTTTACGAGCAGAATAATGATGACGATCAGCGCGATAATAGCGAGCACGATCCATGTAATCGGGTTTGCGAGAAGCGCGGCGGTGAAAGCCCACGCGCCCGCGATGGCGGGAACGAGCGCCGCGGCGAACGAGCCGATGGCCGTGACAGCCCCGGTGATAAGGGACGTTGCGAACGATGCGACCGCCGCGACGGCCTGCCGGGCGAGGGACACCGCGAACAGCGCCGACTGCCGGACCGCGGACGCGAGGGAAATGGCGAACCGTTTCAACCCCTGCACGGCTGAAGCGACGGCGGTTCTGGCAAACGCGAGCGTGTTTCGCATCGCGGAAAGAATCGCTTGTGCGTAGTATGAGGCGTAGGCCCGCGCCATCTGGAAGCTGAAATAAAGGAAACGAACGGCCATCGCGCCGGTGCGCCACACGGTTGTCGCCATCGAAACCACACCGCGAACGATGCGGATCGCCCCTGAAATCGCCATGATTGCGAAAACAACCTTTCCCGCGATACTCACAAACGCCATAACCGTGTCGCCATGCGCTTTCATGAAGGAAGTGAATCCCGATTTCAGCTTCTGAAGAATCGGCAGGACGATGTCACGGATGCCCATGAAGTTGGTCGTCCACGCCTTGTAGAGCAGATACCCAATGGCGATCACCGCCGCGACGACGGTCACGATGGGCCAGATTGCGGCCACCACACCCCCGAGCGCGCCCGCGGCCATGGGGAGCGCGGAAAGACCCACGGACAGCATCCCAATTGCGCCGAGAAACGTGAGAATCGCGCCGCCGATAAGAAGCAGTCCGCCGAGCGCGGCGACGACCAGCACGATGCCCTTGAGCAGTTTCGGGTTCTGTTTCGCCCAGTCCCCGAACTTCCGGAGAAACGATGATACGGCCTTTGCCGCTTTCGTTATGTAAGGCGCGAGCTGCTGGCCGATGCTGATGGCGACCGCGACGATGGAATTCCACGCAATTTTCAGTTGCGCGTTCATGCCCTTGAGAGAGTTGTCATACTCCTTCTGAAGCGACGTTCCCTCGGCGAATGCCTTGTTGGATGTATCCACGAATCGCCCAAGAAGCGACTGCTGGCCGTTCACGGACTTGGTGGCCTCCACCAGTTTCAGAAGAACGTCCGTGCCCCGCGCGCCGCCGATGCCGAGATCGCTCAGAAGCCCCGCCACCTGGAATTTATCCATGCCCTGGAGACCCTCGGTGAATTTCATGATCGCGCCGAGAGCGTCTTTCTCCATGAGGTTCTTGAAATCCGTGACGCTCATCCCGGCGACGCTTGCGTACTCGTCCGTGCGTTTCATCATCTCCATGAACATGTCGGACATGGCGGTGCCGCCGACTTCCGCCGAAATGCCCATATCGGTGAGAGCGGCTCCCATGGCGGCTATCTGGGGCATTGTAAGTCCGAGGGTGGAACCCGCGCCCGCCATGCGGCTCGTCAGTTCCGCGACCGTCGGAGCGGTTGCCGTGGAGATGTTCGAAAGCTCGTTCAGCACGGACCCCATGTTTTTCGCCTGCTGGATGGGAATGCGGAACTGGTTTGCAATTTTAGCCAGCGCCGCGCCGCCTTCCTCGGCGGAAAATTCCGACACAGACGCGAGTTTCGCAACCGTGTCCGTGAACGCGGACAGATTCTCGACTCCGGAAATGCCAAGCTGCCCGCCGATCTCGCCGATGTTGGCGAGTTCGCGCGCCGAGTTGGGCATCCGCGCGGACATGGTAAGAAACTGGTCGCCGAGCTTTTTGAGTTCGGCGTCCGCCATTCCGGTTGTTTTCTGCACGCCGATCATGGCCTCCTCAAAATCTCCTGCCACCTTGATCGTGGTTCCCACACCGCCGAGAAGCGCCGCGCCGCCGCCCATCATGCCGATCCCGGCATAGAAGGTCTTCGAGGACGCCTGCATACGCGAAGCCATCTCGTCGCTCTTCTTTGAAAGGGAATCGAAATTCCGCTCCACTTTCTGAAAGACCGCCGATGCTTCGTCCTTCGCCTGGATGAGTATGCCGAGACCGTAGTTGTTCATCGTTTCCTTTTCGCCGCGTTTTTCATCTGGCGTTCCTCTTCACGGTACTGGTCGGAAAGACGTTCCACGAACCAGCGCCGCACACGGGTGGGAAACCGCTCTATTTCGTCAAACGATTTGAACGGCCCTTTGCCGTAGCAGAGGAAGAATATTTCCTCCAGGATCAGGTCTTCCTGGAGTTCGGGAAGAAAAAATTTTCGCTGATGGGCAGCTGCACCTCGAATTCATTGTCGCATTCGGGGCATTCCACCTCGACGACGGTGTCCACGCCGCACGTGACGGCGTCGATTTCCTTCCGGTAATACTGAGAATCCGCGCCGGGCAGGGTTTCAAAAAACTTCTCGGAGAAGTTCTCGCTTCCGTCCACGGCCATCGTGTGCAGGAAAAGGGACAGCCGGATGATCTCCTGCGGGTTTTTGCGGAGCGTGGTTGCGATCTTTTTCTCGTCGCGCCCGCGAAGCAGCCTGAACGTCACTTTCCTGCCCGTGCGGGGGAGCGTAATCGTGTGCGTCGCGTCCGGGTCGCCCTCGAGTTTCTTTATGGGCAGTTCCGCGAGATTGACGCTCATGTTGAACGTCTGTCCGCAGGACGCGCACCGGACTTTGAAGTCGTACTCGTCGCCATAGGTCAGGCGGCGGATTGAAAGCATCAGGTAATAACGGTCACCCACGAGCAGGTGATCGATGTCGATGTCTTTCTCGACCACGCAGTTGCGCAGAATCTTCTCGAACGCCTCTCCGGATTTCAGCATTTTCTGGCTGGCGAGAAATCCCTCCTCGGTGGCGGTCATCTCGCGGATGGTCGCCTCGATGCCGGAGGGAAGCGTTACCTTTTCGGTGTAAAGTTCCATTATGTCACCTCACTCTTTCTCGAATCCCTCGTGCGCCAGCGTCAGCTTGGTGATCTGGTGCTCGGAGGACTCGTTATCCCAGTCGTCGGTTTCGAACGCGGCGGGAAACGCTTTCGGGATGACCCAGCGGGTGAGTTCCGCGCCGGATCTGTCTTTTTGGATGATCGTTACCTTGCGCTTGTATTTGCGCTCGTCCGCCGACCCCGTGCCGGAGGCATGGTTGTAAATCTCGTCCCACCAGTTGTAGAGGTCGTCGTCATCCGTCATGCCGCGCTCGAGTTCGATGTCGTCGAACTTGATTGTTCCGGGCTGTTTGTGCGGCGTGAGCGCGCCGCCCTCGGAATACTCGATGACCTCGGCCTCGGCTTTCAGTCCCGAACACTTGTTGAACGCCGCGCGGACCACGCCGTCGATCTTCACGATGAAGGCGTACTTGTCCCAAAAGTTGATTGCGGTTGCCTGTGCGGGCATGTCATGCACCTCCTGTTTCTTCAATGAGTCTCCCGCCGTCCCACTGCGTGATGCGGAAGATCACGAATTCCGCAGCCTTTGTGGGCGCGATGCCGATTTCAGTCACAACCTTGTACTGGTTGATGATCTCCTGCGTGTTCAGTTCGCCGTCGCATTTCACGTAGAACGAATCACGCCAGTTGCCCGTGCCGCCGTCGAAAAAAGCGCCGTCCCGCCAGTAGTCCTTCAGGAACAGCGTGATCGTGGTGTTGAGGTCGCGCCACAGATCGAGGTTGTTCGGCTTGAACACGGCCCACTCGGTTCCCTCGGCGATGGACTCCACCACGTTCAGGAACAGACGCCGCACGTTGATCGAACGCCAGTCGGAGAGCGCCGAGAGCGTCCGGTTGCCCCACGCGACAACGCCCACACCGCGTTTCTTGATGATGGGATTGATGCGGGCCGGGTACAGCGTGTCGCGCTGCCCCTTGTCGAGCGTGTATTCGAGGCCGATGACGTCCGCGAATTTGCCGTCCTCGATTCCCGCCGGTGCCTTGTGAACGCCATGCACCACGTCCGTCTTCGCGTAGATGCCCGCAAGCTGTCCGGACGGGGGCGCGATCTTTTCCTTTCTGGAGGTCGGGTCCAGGATTTTGATGTTCGGAAAATAGATGGAAGCGAAGCGGCAGTTGAACGCCGCTGTGTCCTGGACATATTCCTTTATCTCCATGACATTCATGCCGACCGGCGGATCGAGAATCACGAACAAATCCTGCCGCAGTTCGGAATATGTGCAGAGCGCGTTGTGCACCGCTTGTGTGGTAATGCCCGGACAGGCCAGGATGTTGATCTCGTCCACGGGATCGAAAGCGAACACGCCCGTGCGCGACGCCTGGCTGCCCGCGTAGTCCGTGTCGCAGATGTCAACGAGACCGTCGTCGCCGCCGGTGAGTGGGAACAGTCCTTCCGCGGGCCTGTTTTCCGGGGCGGTGGATACGCTGCCGAGGTCTTCCACGAGAATGTATTCCGATTTCCCGTTGATGCGCTCAAGCGCGTAGTTCTCGGAAGCCGCGTCCATCGACAGGTCGTCATGCAGATCGACGAGCGTGCCCCGCAGATAGACCTTCATCTTGAAATGAACAGCCGGGTTGTTTGTCGCCGCCTCGATTTTTGCCGAGATGTCGTCGCCCCATTTTCCGGGGGAGATCGCCTTCACGCCGAGCGTCTCGACGGGCGTCGCGGCGCGATCCACGAGATTGGTCAGGCTGGACGCCGCAGTCGCGGTGGCCGCGTCCGTGATGTCGGTGTAATGCACGACGCGGGCGACATAGCAGCGGCCTTTGACCTTTTTGAAAAACCCGTCCACGGCATAAGCGAGGTGGCTGTTCGCTATGTAGCCGCCGAAGATGCGCCGGAACTGGGCAAAACTTGTGATGAGGATGGGAACGCCCACGGGTCCGCGTTCCGCGATGCCGTAGAACGCGGCCACCGACGAGCTTACGCGCTCGATGGTGTGCCGGTTGCTTTCCCGCTCCTCAACGAAAATGTCTGGAGAAAGATATTCGGGCATGAGGATGGATCACCTCTCTTTCATGATTTGCTTTTCTTTTTCTCCGGCGCGGCGGGCTTCTCGTCCATGACCGCGAGGAACCCTCTCCGGAAGAGCCGGAACACGTCGGGATTCTCAATCGTTGACGCCGGAACGCTTTTTGTCTCACCGGCCAGCAGATGCAGTCCCCGGTTCCTTCCGAGGTTCACGGTCAGGAGCGCGCCGGAGATATTTTTCAAAAGAACGTTTTTCAAAACAGATCACCTCGTTTCGTTATCGTGAAAATGTCTCGACCGGTGTTCGCGTTGTGAAATCGCAGAGAATGAAGTCCCGGTAAAGAACGAGTTTGCCTTCATCAAGGACATGGTCGAAAACCGGCACGTCCTCGATGCGATACCGCCCGGACGCCTGCCGCAGATTCGACAGATTCGGGCGCTCCAGCCCGCCGATGGGGATCATCTCACGGAGATAAAACTTGAGAAAAATATCCTCTGATCCCCAGGGATCGATGCCGAACGGGCCGAGTCCCCATCCTGCGGTGATTGGAACGGACACCGCGATGTTGTCCAGAAAAAACGCGATCAGATTCTCCTGGAGTTCGAGAAGCTCCATTCCGTTCGCCGCCGTGAGTACGAAATCAAAATCCAGATGGTAGAACCTGGGCCAGTTGCGCTCGGTGTATGTGAGCGCGTCGCGGTCTATCACCACGATTTTCTCCGAGATGCGTTTCGCGCGGTTCTCCTCCATCTTCGGGCCTATGACAAGAAGCGATGGTACCTGCTTGATCTCGTAGTAATCGTTCAGGGGCACGAGAACTGTATGCGGGGTCACGTCCGCCTGGAGTTTACGGATCAGCGTCTCGACTGTTTGCTTAACGAAGGAGCCCAAGTATAGCCTCCGCGAATATCTGCTTGATTTCGTCTTTGTGCTTCTCCATCACCGGATGGATGAACGGACGCGCCGGAATCACGATGGTCACACCGCTCGGCATCTGGATCGTGGCTCCGAATTCCATGATCGCCCCGATGTTCACCATCTCGTCCCCGTCCTTGTTCCGCGTTCCCCGCAGGAGTCCCACGAACGCCTTGTCGCCCATGATCTTCTGCGTGATCGCGCTGAGCAGGAATCCGGTATCAATGAGCGCCTTGGACGATCCCTTTTTCTCGATTGTCGCCTTCGCAAGCGGCTGAAACTTCTTGCCACCCGGAGCCTGGGATTTGATTCCTTTCTTTATCTCCCGCACCAGGAGCAGAGCGCATTTTGTCGCCGCCTTGTTCAGGACTATCTCGACACGGGCCGGAAGACAGTTTTTCAGAACCCGGTCGACTTTCTTCCAGTCTCCGAACTTCCTGGTTTTCATGGATATATCCTCGCAACCGTCACAACCTTGTGGCTTACGACGCCGAACACATTAAGCGACTCGACCGTCAGCACTTTGAATTGAGCGCCGCCGAACTCGATACGGTCGCCCTCGTTTATCTCCTGATCCGGCAGGACGGATATGGTCGCGTCCGTTTTCTGCGTGGTGAGAATTTGAGGGGGCGTCTCCACAAACTCGAACGGGAATTCACAGTCCAGGATAAATGGCTCGTCATCCGTGCCGTAAATATTCACGGCGGACGGATCGGGCACGTACCGTTTGCCCGTCTGGCCGGAACTGGTGATGAGTTCCGCCGTGCATTCGGCGATGAACGCCTTGTCCCTATCCGAGAGCAGCATTTTCATCCTCTTCGATTCCGCGTTCGTAAATCACGGGTTTTACCGCCGGGGTGGTCATGATGCCGTTGTCCGGGTCGTCCACGATGTCGCCGCCGCCATCCGTGGATGCTTTCTTCGCGCGGTCTTTGTAATCCTTCTCCAGATCGCCCTGGAGGTCCGCCCAGAACGACGGCTGTTTGGTTTTGTCCACGTGCTTGTCGCCGCTCTGGAACGAGAAGGCGTTCGCGGTGATCGAGCGCATGAGCGAACAGACATTGATGTGCGCCCTCAGGAGAAGGAGTTCCTGTTCCTCTCCGGACGGATCGGGCGTGACTTCGCCGCTGTTCACGGCGAACGAAGTCCCGGCGTCCTTGTTAAGGGCATACACGGCCCGGGTCACGCACCGGGCGAGATACTCGTCTCCGAGCATCTCCCCGGCGGTGTCCCCGATGTCGAGCCGCAGGAGCGTTACGAGGTCACTTGTGAGCATCCCCGATCTCCTTCAGGCGGTCTTTGAGCGCGGAGACGACGCCCCCGCGCTGTTCGGTCTGGAGAATGGACTCGATAACCTTCGGGTCGGTCTCATCCTCGACGTACTCGATGGCGTCCGTTTCATCCAGCTTGTCGAAATCCGCGGGCGGCTCGGGCAGCTTCGGAGCGGGAGCTTCCGCTTTCGCGGCTTCCTCGTCCGTGACGACCGCGATGCGGCCCGCGTCGATCTGTTTCTGAATCTCCGGCGTCACACGTTCCACGTCGGCGACCGCGCCGCCCTGAAGGCGCAGCTTCGCCGCGGGAACGTGCAGGACGCCGGGTGTGAGATTTCTGATCCTGGTCATGCGTGTTCCTCCTCCGCTTACGGCTGGATGACGACTTTTGCTACGATGTCCGGGCGGGTTACGCCCATGCCGAGTTCGCTCCAGATAAGCCAGCCGGTCTTGAATTTCAGCTTCTTGTCGATGGCTTCCGCGGTGAGCGGCTCGCGCACGGGCATTTTGCCGATTTCCTCGTCCGGGACAATGAGAATCTCGTCCACGTCCGCCGCCGAGGTGAGCAGAATGTTCGCGCCGCCGTACACCTTGATGATGCCCTTCTGGCGCAGTTCGAGCTGGGTGACCGGGTCGAGGTCCCACGACCGCATCTCGTTGAACCGTTTGCCGCGAAGCACGATATACTTCACGGTCAGTTCCTTGTCCTCGAGGATGCTGATGGCGTCGTTGAGTCCGTCCTCGGTCAGGACGCCGCCGGAAATGGTGACAACGTTCTCGGCGGGCACCGCGCTGGAGATGACGGTGATCGTGCGCCTGTCGATTTCCTTTCGGATTTCATCCGAGGACGCCGTCTGGATGTCCGTGAGAGCGCCGATGTTGCCGTGCTTCAACAGACTGATATCCACCATCGGCGCGCTGTGGACGCGGTGGGTCGGAATTTCGATCTCGTCCTTGCCCACTTCCTGTTCCCGCGCTTCGCCTTCCTTCGAAATCCAGTAGGCCTTCAGGCGGGGGCGCTTCTGGTACACGGCGCGCTCGCCCTTGGGCAGGTTGTGCTTGGTGAGCAGAAGCGAGGTGATTTCCTTGCGCTTGATGTCCTGCTCGATGGGCGCGGCGATGGCGGCCGCGAGAGCCCGCATTCCTTCGGGCGACTTCAGCGCCTCGCGCATCAGCTTGCCCATCGTTTCCATGAACTCCTGAGAGTCCGTTTTTGCTTTTTTCGTTTCCATGCTGGATGTGTCCTCCTTCCGTGTGGGTTATACCAGCAGCTTGAATTTCAGAATGCCGCCGGAGACGCTGATCGCCTGGGCGACAGCGTTGGCGGTGGTTGCGCCGCCGACGAGTTTGCCGCCGCTGTCAATCTTCAGAAGCTCGTTCGGATTGACCGCTCCGCTGAACTGGTCGGTCTCGTACACGCCGCCGTTGCACCAGATGCCGGGCATTTCGCCGTCGGCGTAGTCCTTCATCAGGATGCCCACGGACGGAACAGCCGGATCGGTGTTCACCGAGAACGTGTCGTCGCCGACCGCCTTCACGAACTGTCCCATGCTCCCCGCGCCCTGCATGTAGCCGTCGCCATACGCAAGTCCGGGGTGATTCGCGTTCAGATACGCCATTGTGGATTACCTCCGTTCCTTTCTTTTTTCAGTTGGCCGAACCCACGCGGTCGTTGTAGGCCGCCATGAAGCCGGATTTCAGATTTTCCTCGAGGGAAGATTCCTCGCCGTCCTGCACATCGGCGGGCCGCACGCCCGCGTCCGAACTCATGCCGCCGCCAGAGTCGGCTTTGCTCTTCTTGGCCGGGGGCTTCTTGTCTTTCTGAGCGTCCTCCGGATTCTCTTCCGGGGTCGGCTCTTCCTTTTTGTCTTTGGTTTTTTTCACCCGCTTTACAGCAGCCTCGGTGGCCGTAAAAGCGTCGTCGGTGAGACCCGCCAGCCGTTTCATTTCGGTCTCGCGGTCGTCATCGCCCTCGAACTCGATGCCCCGGTTCTCCATCTCCTTGACCAGTTTTTCCGCGCGTGTCCGGCGGGCCGCCGCGGCCTGTTCCTCGCGCATCTTGTCCAGTTCCTTCTGGACCTCGGCGAGCTGATCCTTCAGTTTCTTGTTCTCGGCCTCGAGTTCCTTGACGCGGGCTTCACTGTCCGCGCCGCCGGGGGCCTTTTTCGCCGCCTCGGTTTCTTCGGTTTCGGGATTCTTGTTTTCTCCGTCCATGCAGCCGATACCTCCTTTGTTGAAATGTTTTTCATCGCCTGCGACCTGCTTTATCTTCGCGTTCTCGTCGGCGCCCTTGCGGTCCAGCAGGCCGAGCCCCGTAAAGGTGATGCCGTGGAGAATTTCGTGAACGGGTTGCCCCTTGAATTCACCTCCCTTGTATTTCTTCAAATGGATGCAATAGTCCGCTTTGCTCTTTACGCGCTTGCCGCAGATCGAGCATTCGCCTTCCTCGTAATCGCACTCCATCGAGACCTGGTTGATGATTCCTTTTTTGATCAGCTTGTAAGCGAGGCGCGAGTTGATGTTGTCGTTGGTGTACAGTTCCCCGACGCACTCGACCCATGCCTTTTGCGCCTCCTGAACGAAATCGCTCGCGATGACGCCGCCCACGATGTCCGTGAAGTCCTGGGAGTGTTTGAGGTCGATCTTTTTGTTGATCGCCGTCTGATGCCGCGCGGAGAGTTCCTCGATGGAGAAATAGTCGCCGTTCCTGTTCGCGCCCGCGTGCGTGAGTATGAAACTGAATTCCTTGTCGCCGGAAACATTGTTCTCGGAAAGACTGATTCCCTCGGCGGCAAGCAGGGTCATGTCCGAAAGCCGGATGTCTCCAATGACCGTTGTGTGGTTTTCAGGGTGGGTCTGATTTGCCGCCGCCGCGGCGCTCGACTGCTCGAATTTCTCTTTCACCTGTTTTTTCATGCTGTTCGGCAGGTTTTCGTCTATCGAATCGGGAATGAAAGAGAAAACGAGATTCCGCTCGATTGCGAGCTGGTGCAGTCGCGTATGTTCCGTGACGACCTGCTCGCGGGTCCAGGTGGTGGTCTCATTCTTTCCTTCTGAATCCCATCCGGCGGCATACCAGCGGTGGAGAATCGAGTGTCCGAGCGTAAGCTGGGAATTCTTCTGCGTCTTCATCTGAAAATCGGAATCGGCGACCGCATCGAGTATGTCGTCGTCTTCGCGCCCGGCCCTGGCCGATCCGGCGGATGTCTTTTTGCCGATGAAAAGAAGCTCGTTCGCGTACTTGCCGCCCGCGTCGGATTCCTTTTTCACGATGTTGTATTCAACAGCGATCCGCTTCACCTTCACGTCGCCGAAGGAGCCGGAGACCATTTCTTTCATTTCTTTTTCCGTCGGGAACGCTTTGTCCCGGTAGCTGATGAGGATGTGCGGGAAGTTTTTCGCCGCCGCAGTGACGACATTGCCGATAAGTTCGCTCATGCTTTCCTTTGTGTATTTGGTGCGCGACGCGAAGTTCCGGCGCGGCGTATCAAGGATT